CATCATACTCCACCATGCTTAGGTCTGGTGTGAGAGCTGTGTCAACACCCATTATTTGAACAGGTGTTGACCAAAGATTAACTGTCTGACTGTTCACTTACATAATCAACTACGTCTACGTCCCAGCAGTCATCCCATGCACATGTGATCAATCTACCGCTTTCATTGTCTCTTATTTGAACTAGTTGTTTTTCTAGATCACGTGTTTCGAGTACGCCCCAACTTTCGTAGAGTTTGGGTACTCCGTTGATGGCTTCGCCAGGTTGAACTCCACTAGTATCTACCAACTTACCGTCTGCATCCACCATCTGTAGTGCTCTAAATTTGCAAGCCCAGCTTTCACCTTCTTGGATATTTTCTATTGTATGTTCGCTCATGTTTTCTCCTTATATGTTTAATTATCTATCATAGTGTGTGTGCGTGGGGTTTTTTGGTAATAAATATTTGTATGCAAACTAGGAGAACTTCCATGTCACTAAAAACAATAAGCCTTAATTTAGAAATAGGACAAACAATTCTTGTGGGTAAAAACAAAGAACCTGCTACTATAACTAAAATAGAATATCATGAAAGATCGGGAGAAATCAATCTCAATACCACCAAAGGTCCGAGGCGTGCTCTAACATTTGCTCTTTGTGCAACTGAAGAAGATGCACACGAAAATCCTGCGGATAGATATCGCTGACACTAAATACAGTATGAAGATAGAAGAACTACTAGAACACGAACAAGACCTAGAGGATTGGCAAGCCACTCGAAGCCTTTGTAAATCAAGCAAGCCCGACTCAGCAATCGGCGCAAGTGCTTTGGCATCTTGTAAAAGTCAAGGCTACAGAAGGCGTTCAGGTAATAAAAGTCATCTAATTAGAAGCAGCGGCAAACAAAAAGCCAGCAGAGTCAAAGTTGGAGGCAAAAAGATCAAAGGTAAGAAATATGGCGGACCACTTCCCGACCACAGCTAGTACAGACTTTGCAGCAGGTAACATCTTAGTTGCTCATCCAGGCTCGCGACTGTCAGGGATATTCGACAGAAGTGTGGCACTAATAACTGAAAACTTCCAGGGCCACATCACAGGTCTTGTTCTCAACAAACAACTTCATATCACAGAAGCTGATCTATTAAAACAACATGGAATAACGCCTGAAGCAGGAAGATCTGCACCTGTTTATTGTGGCGGTCCAGTAAACAGCAACAACTTGATACTATTGCACACTTCGGAATGGCGCTCAACAAATACAATGCAAATCAATCAACACCTAAGCATCAGCAGCGACACTAATATGTTATCTAGAATGGCTATAGGTAGACAGCCTAGACAGTACAGATGGATCGCAGGAGTAAGCGGTTGGGCACCTGGACAACTTGCACAAGAAGCATACGGACACGGTAGATGGCAAGAACCACAATGGATAAAACTCGAAACTGACGTTACACAGTCAGTATTATGGAATACACCTCACAATGTTTTATGGATGAGGTCTGTAGAAAGCTATTCAAAAAGTATTGTTGACCACTGGATATAACTAAATAATCAACAAGGAGAAGCAATATGCCTAATTTAATTAAGGCGATTGCTGTCAGCATCTCACTACTTGCTACTACAGCATTCGCACAAGAAGAAGAAAAACAATCTAAACTATTCATAACACAACAAGCTTGTGATCCAGTGATGGAAATGAGTGCGATAATCATCGGCAAATATAAAGAACAACCTTTGTTTCTAGGAAAAGGCATGCAGTTTGCAGCACGAACAGGACAGCCTTATGAAGCCGGAGTAATGTTTTTTGTTAATCAAGACTCCGGAACATGGAGTTTAGTTAGTTTATATTCAGACGGAACAGCTTGTATGATAGCAAACGGTACTGGATTTGAGCCATACTCAGGCCCACGGATAGAATAATGTGGGTACTAGTTTTTATCTACTTTTATGATATGACTGCGTATGTTGAACCAGTTACTTCGCATACTAGTATGATAGAATGTTTTCAAGCACGTGAAGCTCTAGCACAAGAAGTTGGACGTGGCAATGGCTATTTCGAAGCAGGCCAGCAAGCACTCTGTATTAATCTTAGAGAAGAATCTGATTAATAAATATTGACATGAGCGATACACTTTGCCTTAACGCAGATGCACAACCCGTTAGTTTTTTACCTTTGAGCGTTGTTCAATGGAAAGAAGCTGTGATGTATATGTATCATGATAAATGCACAGTATTAGATTGGTACGACGATTGGGTAGTCCGGAGCCCCAGTTGGGAAACACGGGTACCTGCCGTGATTATGTTAAAAGACTTCATGCACAGAACCCGCAGGCCACGCTTTAGTAAAACTAATTTGTACTTGCGGGATTTGTATGAGTGCGGTTACTGTGGACAACGTCATGCAAAAAGCGATCTAACATTAGATCATGTGCAGCCTATTTCAAAAGGCGGCAAGACCAACTGGGAAAATTCAATGACAGCGTGTAAACCTTGCAACTGGCGCAAGAGTGACAAGGTAGGGCCAGAGTGGCGCCCACGATACAAACCTTATGCTCCGGGATACTATGAGTTGGTTAGGAAGCGCAAGCAGATGCCTTTACAAATAAAACATCCTAGTTGGGAGCAGTGGTTAGATCTATGAGTTATTGGCCTAAGAATACATCTGGATGGCATCAGCCTATGTTGTTTATTCACATTCCTAAGACAGCAGGAATAAGTGTGCAAAAATGGTATAGAGGTACGTATGGCAAATATCATAAGTGCATGCACGGAGATATTAACCACCCTATAATAAAAACAGTTAATGAAACAATGCCTAGTTGGTGCGTAGTTCGAAACCCGTATACTCTTGTTTACAGTTGGTATCGCTACAAGCGTCAAATGTTAGAAGAAAAAAGACATAGAGATTTAGATGAGATTGTTGTGTGGCGAAAAGGATTTGATTACTGGCTGCAAGATTATTTTACAAAGTTTAATTATTCAAGTGATAAGACTAGACCCGGTATGACTAATGAAATTAGTCCTAGTAAAACTCAATTAGATTATATTTGTAATAATGACGGGAAAATCGTTGTTGATCATATAATACAATTAGAAAATATAAATGAACAATTTAATACTATAAATGATATTGCTGGCAGTTACGAAGAACTAGGACATGCAAATAAAACAAAAATTAGTGTTAGAGACTACCGATATGCTTACACTCCGAGCAGTAGAAAAATTATAGAAAAAGCATATAAATTAGATCTAGAAAAATTTAATTATGATTTTTAATTTCTAGTGTTACTGCTCGAACGCATTCATCTATCATAGCATCTGTATGTAATGGTGTAGGAGCAAAACGGAGACGCTCCTCACCTACTGCAACAGTCGGATAATTTATAGGTTGTACGTAGATGCCGTGTTCATCTAGTAACTTGTCTGATATTGCTTTACATAATTTGGCATCACGGATCATCACGGGAATGATATGAGTACAGGCTTTATCAAATACCTCCACGCCAGCTTCAAGAAACTTAGACTTTAGTTTAAGTGCTTGAGCCTGATGCTGTTCGCGAAGCTCGTTGTGATCTTGTAAATATTTGATACTGGCCAACGCACCAGCACAAAGCACGGGCGAGATTGAAGTTGTAAATATAAATCCACTCGCCACACTCCGGATTGCGTCTATGACTTCCCCATCTCCGGCTATATAACCTCCTGTAATACCAAATGCCTTACCGAGCGTACCATTGACAATGTCTACACGATGTTGAATACCTAACTTTTGTAGATACCCTGCTCCATGCTCTCCATACAAACCTACCGCATGCACTTCGTCTATGTAGGTAATTGCCTGATACTTATCAGCAAGGTCGCAAATTGCTTCAATTGGACTTACATCGCCATCCATGCTATACACAGACTCGAATACAATGCAGGGGACTTTATTCTGTACGGAAATCTCATCCAATTGTTGCTCTAATTGCTCCATATCATTGTGCTGCCATATAGTTTTGTCAGCACCACTGTGTCGGATACCCTGTATGAGGCTTGCGTGATTCTTTGAGTCACTCAAAAACACAATGTTGGGAATGATCTTGCTTAGGGCAATTAGACTCCATTCATTTGCGACATAGGCACTAGAATATAATAAAGCACTTTCTTTACTATGTAATTTTGCTAATTCTAATTCTAGTGCTACGTGATAATGCGATGTCCCACCTATATTACGTGTACCACCTGACCCAGCACCTGTCTGTTCCAGGGCAGTATGCATCGCATCAATTACAATTTTGTTTTGACCCATCCCTAGATAATCATTTGAACACCAGTTTACAATCTCTTTGATTGCATATTTGCCATACCAAATGTTCTTTGGAAACTTGCCTCGTTCACGTACAATGTCATTAAAGACTCTGTAGTTGCCTTCGGCTTTCATGCTATTAATTACAGCTTCAAAAGGGGATTTGTCAATCATTAATATACTCGCTTTATGAGTATGTATTTAGTAGAGGGAACCATGCCCTCTACTATTTTTTATTTTAGCCAGGCAATTCTTTTGCCTTCTGTAACCCTACGTTCTTGTTCAGCAACAGATCCAGGATATCTCCAAGCCCAGATAGCGACTAATGCCATAAAGCCGCCACTCCATGCAACTGCTTTGATGTTGCCTGTAGTGAACCATAGAAATGCTAATGATGATGACATTACTATCACCATAGCGTATTTGCCCTTTGTAGGAAATACTTTCTTCTGTGTCCAATTAGTTAAGAATGGTCCAAAGTACTTGTGATTATAAATCCAAGCATGCATCCGTGGGCTACTCTTTGCAAAACAATATGCTGCAAAAACTAAAAAGATACTAAAAGGTATTCCAGGAACAATTACACCTATATAAGCCATTGCTAAAGATAAAAACCCTAAGCCTAGCCAAAGATATTTTTTAATATTCATTGATCGTCCTTTCGTACCATATTTAACATAAATATGTTATAGGAGTATGTAATGCGAGCAACAGATATAGTAAGACAAGTATTAGATTTATTAGATGCTGTAGAAGGCCAACACGATCTAAAGCCTGAGGTTAAGATTGATGTACAACAAAATGATGAGCCAGATAATAGATTTAAAAGCATTCTAGCAATGCTAGATTCAGATAGCTTTGGACCTCTTGCTAACTCACCTAATGAAGTAGTTGCAGACGTTGATGCAGTAACAACACTTGCAGGTGGCGGCGTAAACGGTCCTAAAGATCCTGCAGATATTAGAGTAAAAGACCCAGGAGCATACAATGGCAGCTAACGGAATATCAACACTAGCAACTAAGCAAGCAAGACAAGAAGCAAAACTTGCCTTAGCAAATGCAGACAGAGCAGCCCGAAATGTAGTAGAGCCAGGACGCTATGCAGACACAACAGCAGATATTAATCAACTGCCTACAAAATATGTAGGCGATACTGTATTTGACAATGCTAACACAGGTGGCCTCAAGCAAGGCAGGCCTTGGGCAACATAATATGCCAAATCTAAATCCCAATAGCACCAACTACGTTCACACACACGAGCCAAACACTAACGATTTGGTTCAAGCAATGGACTACAACAGTGTAGGGCAACCTGTTATTAGAACTGTGGGCGGAGACATTTACAACTCAATCAATCTACCAGCAGGCTTTGGACAGATACACAAGTTTGGTGCTGTTCCTAGTATGAGTCAAAACACCAACGGAACTATATGGGACGAAAACGATACTATCTACCCTTGGGCAATTATTGACTCAAACGGTGTGCTGACTGTGAGTGTAGTAGCACCCAACAATGAAAGCAGCGCACAAACAACACACGATGGCGACACAGTAGAGATACAAGGGTTGGACAGCAACTACGAATTGCAAACAGAAACAGTTACTATATCAGGATCAAGTGCTACAACAATCAACAGTTTCAAACGAGTGTTTAGAGCACGGTATTCTTGTACTGATAACTTTGAACCAAACTCAGAACGTATCTTAATCAAGTCAGGCACAACTACAGTAGCAAAGGTGTTAGAAGGTGTTGGCCAAACTATGATGAGCATCTACACTATTCCAGCAGGCTTCACAGGCTACTTGATGCGTCTTGATGTTACAGCACAGGGCACAGCAACAGGCAGTTTCAAACTGTTTGCTCGGCCAGACGGTGTAGGCACGTTCCAAATAAAACACGTTGCAGAAGTAAATGGTGTGGGCGGACCATATCAGTTGGAATATCCTATTCCACAAGCATTTACAGAGAAGACAGACATTGATGCACGTATGCACACGTTATCAAACAACGGACGTTATACTTGTACGTTTGATCTTCTTCTTGTAGATAATACAGCAGGCGTTCCATAACAGATTAACCCCTAGCTAAATTAATAACTAGGGGCTTTCTACTTTAATGTATCACCGGACTATGTCCTGAATAACTCTTTATTATTTACTTTTTAGTGCCACTTACAAACGCATAAAACTTATCAGCTGCTTCTAATACTGCATCTGCTCCAGGTACTTCTGGCATTGTAACTGTTGTTACAACTTCACCAGTTTCCGTATCACGTTTTACTGTTTGTTCCCATCCTGCGAACTTTGCATGATAGTCATTCCATACATTACCTTGTGCCATCTCTAGCACTTTTGTACGGATTTCGTAGCCATTCTTGTTGGCTTTTACTTGTGGCATTGCTGTCTTCATCATGTCAGCAAATGTTTCAAATTGTTTTGTCAGTTGTTCATTCATTTTATATCTCCATGTGTGTGTGAATGTGTAGTGTTATTAATATAACGTATTATTTAGTATTTGTCAAGAACAAAGGCGGAATTATTTGCCGCCCTTTTTCTTTTCGCCCTTGGGCTTTATATATGTATGATCTGGATCAATCATGATGTTGGATACATAGTGCGTTTGAATTCACTGATCTCATTAGCAGCCTTGTAATAACCACTTTGACGCAGTTGGTGAATGGCCATGCAGTATGAACGATATTCCATTGCTTTGATAAAACGTTTAAACATTATTTGTTCTCCAACATCAAACGTTTTGCAGCTTCGTGGTATCCTAGACGGCTAAGTTCGGCAGCAGCTCTTGCTCTACCCAATGACTCGCCGAAGTTCCATGCTCCACGACCAAATGCTACTGCATACTTGCCAAGTGTTTTGATAAACTTTGGTGTTGATACTGGTGTGTTTCCTACAGCTTCCATTATACCCAACCTCGCAAATTGTTATTTGCTTCTACAGCTTCGCCACGCAATGCTTTTGGGTACGATGTGTTTGCAATATGCCAAATGTCTCCGCGAGCAATACCAATGTCATTAAGTTCATGGTTTGATAGAGCTGATAGTGCTTTGTATGTTTCTTTGATGTTTCTGCGTCTGCGCAGTTCGGCACCTAAGTTTTTGAAATAGTTTGCGATGCCGTTTAGTCCAACTATTTCGAATGTGTTTGCTACCAATGTAGTCATTTTTTTGTTTCCTTAGTATATATATGTGTGTGATCCGAGTCTAACAACCGTTAGTTTTACTCCTTCTACAACTATATTTAACATGAAAAACCGGTGAGAACAAGTGCATTACACGCAAAGACGATATGCGTACAGCGCAAGTGTGCGTATGTGCGCACCCAAGACAATAGGGCAACTGTGAAGCCGCCCTATTGTTTTTCGTTTATACTATGTTACGTCTGTCGAGAGTGTCTCCACGTAGCATACAGTCTAGTACGTATGCCTGATCACCTTTGTTAAATTCTGTTTTAACATAAGTTTCGAGATTTTTTTGTCTCATTTCTCTAGGTAGTCTGACCGCAGTCATTACACTACCTAGCATGTCTGCTATAGTTTTCATTGTTTTCCCCAATATGTAATGCTGTCTTATATGGCGGACGCCCGTTGTCTTTTCAACGTGTCAGGTCGAAGGTGTGAATAACTTCTCTTTTCTGGCCGTTATATTTATCTTTAGGTTGACAAATGATAATTAAAATTGTAAACTGTAGTGAGTAACACTACGTTACATTTGTGAGCGACGGGGTAAAGCCGTCAAGCAAAGGAGAAAATTATGGACGCACTCACTTTATGGAGCCTTGTTGGCTTCTTGTTAGCTGCCTATGCAGTTATAGCAAACGATTCAGTACAAACTCTCGGTACATGGATGGCATCAAACAATGAGAGATTCAACTACAAAACATTATGGATTGCAGCAAGCGCAGTTCTACTAGCCACACTATGGTATGGCTGGAGCGTGAATGGTGGAGACATCAGTTACGGACGACTAAACAAGATTCCATGGCAAGAAGTACAATGGTATCATGCAGCCGCACCTGCAATCCTTGTGTTGCTAACACGAATGGGTGTACCAGTTAGCACAAGTTTCTTGGTGCTGTCAGTGTTCGCAAGTACCTTTGTGCTTGAGAAGATGCTTATGAAATCAATCATGGGCTACGGTGTAGCGGCAGGCTTTGCATATGTAGTATGGTTTGCAATACACAAATACTTTGGCAAATGGTATGACGAAACAAAGCCAGTAAGCGAAAGCAACAAGAACTACTGGCGTATTGCACAATGGGTAGCAACAGGCGGCTTGTGGTGGACATGGCTAAGTCATGACATTGCAAACATTGCAGTGTTCCTTCCACGTGAAGTTCCAGCAGACCTAATGGTGTTTATCAGTGCAGTGTTTGTAGTAGGCTTGTTCTTTATGTTTAAAGAACGAGGCGGCAAGATACAACAGATTGTATTAGAGAAACACAACACAAGATATGTAAGGTCAGCAACACTGATTGACTTGTTCTATTGGTTGTGCTTGTACTTCTTCAAAGAGCTCAACGACATTCCTATGAGTACAACATGGGTGTTCGTAGGCTTGTTAGCAGGACGTGAGTTGGCTATGGCAACATACTTTGGCAAGAAGAAAACAAAGAGTGTGTTTCCACTAGTGGCCAAGGACTTTGGTAAGATGATGGTAGGCTTAGGTGCAAGTGTTGCACTAGTACTAATGATCCATTATATTATTGTACCAAACGGTTTGTAATACCCATTGGGTCGGGTTGCTACGTAATAAGCACGAGCAGGGCCAATGGTTAGCCCTGCATCTTTTCCAAATTAGCAATATAGTTTGTCATTGAGTGATCGCTGAAGTTATCAATGCTTCCGCTTTTAATGCCCATCCACATACCACGCCAACGATCTTTAGTACGCTGCCATGTTGTAAGCTTACGCTCTAAGCCGTGTGCATTCATATAATGTTCTATTCCGTCATGTGTGTATCCCATTATGCGTAATGGCACTCTAGTAACAATGTCGTTGTTATTAACCCAACGATGATGTACAACGCCAAGACTTTTGCAATACTTTTTCCACCCAACCCTTGGTGAACCATATGTGTATAGTTCTTCTGGATTAGGTATTAATTTATCATGACAGCATCTACTTGCCATGATAGTTGCCATACCGGCTCCTAAACTGTGACCAGTAAACCATATTGTTTTATCATTGTTTTGTTTACGCATAATATCTTCTAAAACCATAGGCCAAAGTTCATCTACTTCTTTTTTAAACCCCTGATGTACTCGACTAACTGTTTCTGAAACAACTGGTACTGCTTTAAGGTCTGCTTTAATGTCATTAAACTCAGTTGGTTGAGTTCCTCGACATGCGATAACCATATCATCGTTATTTTGAAAACGATATGCTTGTGCGCCATCAAGTTCATAAAATTCTGTTGTTGTAAATCCAAACTTTTTTGCTTGCTTTTTTGCGTCTGTGACGTTACTATAAGCTAATGCAGAGAGTTTTGCAAATAGCAAACTTTTTTCTAAGATAGTCAGTTTTGAAATTCCCATTATTGATGCCCTTCTTTAATATATACTGTATTTATTTTTTACTATAAATACAATAAGGAAAGAAATATGAAACGTAGCACAAGAAGTATTTTACAAGAGTTAAACAACATACATCAAAAAGATAGTGATCATCTGATTGATACTACTGCCAATAATATTATTGAAAGTGCTATTAATCTATTAGGCAGAATCCATGGCACATACGATAGTCAAACAGCTTCTGATTTAGAAAGAAAATTTATTAATAGTATAAAGACTGGCGATCCTAAAAAGTTTAGAAGAAGTATACAAAGAATGATTGAAGGTAAGAAAAATGACAATTCTTAAAGAAGGCGGCAACATATTTAAAAGTGAGCAGGGTCCTATCACCCAGCGCATTGCTACCAAAGATGTACAAGCATCAATTGACTTTGTTGAAAAGATCACAGGCTTAACATTTGACGAAGAAGACTGGTTGGGTACAACTGGCAAGAAGAATGATCCAGATGGAGCATTTGAAAAGAATAGCTCAGGCGACTTAGATCTAAACACAGATGCAAACAAAGTAAGCAAAGAACAATTAATTGCTAAATTAAGTGCGTGGCTCAAGAGTCAAGGTGTTCCAGAAGCAGACATTATGAATGTTGGCAACAAGAAAACAGACGGCTGGATCAAAGATGCAGGCGATCAAGTACACTTCCGCACACCTATTGCAGGCAGCGACAAAAACGGGTTTGTACAAACAGACTTTATGTTTACAACTAATCCAGACTTTCAACGTGGATCAAAGCGTGGCGGCACAGCACAGTTTGGTGGCAAAGACAGAGCAATTTTATTAAGTGCTATTGCAAGAGGACGTGGACTAAAGTTTAGTCCTAAGTTTGGTGTTGTTGATCCTGCACAAGGCGACGAAG